TTCATTCGCGGCGTTCTGCAAAACATTGCCCGTAGTCCCCAGATCAATGCGAAGCCCAGTTATTCTCAAACTTAGAAATGTGCTACCCGGACGGCGGCTAGAAATAACATTACCTGTGGTGATGTTCGCGGTCGGCGCCTTATTCATAGGGGTCTTAGCGCCCAAATTGTTTACCCCAATGACCGTGACAGAATATGTTGTGCTGGGCAAGGCGTTTTGGATGACCCCGGAGTTCCCCCTGGCCATTCCATCTGCCAATGTCCAAGATGTAGATCCAGATATCCTATACCATATCTCGCAGTGGTCAACGGGTGAGCTATTATCGGTATTCCATGTTACGTTGATGTTCCTGACCACATTATCAGACTCCCCCACATGGGAATCTTCAGTTAAGACAAGATTAGAAACTACCGGATAAGTTTGGAGTTGCGAATATTTGACAATTTGAATGTTCGGCGTCCCACCTTCAGATGCATCATAAATACCATCGACGTATTCCAGAGCCTGGATCGTCGCCGCGAGGTCCCCCCTTCGCTTCAAGCCATTTACTCGGAATGGCTTCACCGCCAGATTGACTTGACCGAAAGCGTATATATCGAACTCCAAGGGGATGATGCCCCAGGCGCTGTCAACGGTGAGGGTATTAGTGGTTTCGGGACGGGGGTTCGTGTTCGTCACCGTCCTCACCATGACCACTTCGCCCTTTATTGTATACGATTTTCCTGAGCCAGAGGTTCCTTGATAAGTGCTAGTCAGCGTAATTTGCGTATCGGAATCCACAGACCCGATCCAATAGGTAGAGGTAGAAGAGTCACCGGATACATGAAACTGCTCCCCGATCTGGACGTTTTGAGTAAATAAAGTATTCAATCCAGTGACAACGGCCGAGTTCAGAGTCGCGGTCACTGTCCCCGCCGCATAGGTGCCTTGAGTCCTGGTAAGAATTTGATAGGTTTTCCCCTGAGCCAAAGTGACCTGCTTATCCAACACGACAGAAGGCGGTGAATTCGTGGCAGATACAATCCTCCCACCGGCTTCTCCCCATGCTGTCACATCATGTTGGATATCTATCGGATCTCCAAGCTCAAATCCGATGGAATCAATATCCACGCCGATTTCAATCGTTCTCAAAAGGTACTTGTTGCAGAGCAGCTTGTGGTTACTTTCCCTCCATGACTGCGAGGCTCTTGTGATGCCTATCATTTGGAAGCTGACTTTGTTCGTCCGCGTCTGGGCTGCATCGACGACTATGGAAGTATCCCCGCCATAATTGTTGTCCTCATTCTTGAAATTAATGTCTATCTCGGATGCCCTCTCCGCCAGTGGCAGCCAGGTCTCCTTGAACGAACCCTTTATGATATTGCCGACAGAGAAGAATTGAGACGGGGTCGCCTTGGTGTCAACCACCACAGAGATCTGCGTCCCCTTCCAGCAGAGAAAGCCCCTGGCGCTGTTCGCCACCACCCATGCGGCATCCCACACATTCGTAGGTGTGTCAAAAACCCCGTCGAAGGTGCAACGCGCTTCCTTCACGCCGATTTCATATGATTTTCCAGATCCAGTGGTTCCGGCATAATTGGAAGTCAACGTGATCTGACTCTCGGCGTCCACGGACTTGATTTGGTAAAGAGTTGAATCTCCGGAAATTTTGAATGATTGGCCACGCCTGGCGTTCTCTATGAACAGCGTTCCAGTTCCTGTCACAATCGGGGATCCATTATTGAGCGCCACAGTACCAACCGTATAGGCCGCCTTCCCGCTGACCTCCATCTGATCACACCAATCTGCCCAAGTCTTGAAGGCAGGGAAATCTATATAGGATGGATCATACCCATCAAACCTTGCGATCCCATCATAGGCCGCGCCAGCTATACATTTCCATGTTGCCGACCCGTCGCCAACCGTCTGGTCTATGGTTGTGGGCCAGGTGGGTTCGCTGGACCCGGAGGCACCCGCGACGGTGCATTCATATAGCTTCCCGTTAAGGACGCTCGGCCTGATGATCTGTCCAATGCCGCAAGACATCCCGGACATCCAGTTGTCATAGAAGACCGGCTGCGTAACGGTGTCGATGCAGACCTGGGCTGGGTTGCTGGAGAACCCAATGCTGTAATTCCCGCTGGCATCGTAAATCGCAACCAGGAGCCCGTCTACTATGCAGGACCACGAAAGGCTTCCGGAAAGTTGATTTGTGGCCTGGGCGCGAATCGCTATAAGAGCCTCCCGCGGATATGTGAATTGCTGGTTGTAAACCTCCCGCACAGCCGTCAGGTAGAAATGGTTCGCTGTATAAAGGTCAGTAGAATCAGGGGTTAAGGCCTCCACCTTGATATCATATTGCCCCTTAGCAGCCTGTACACTACAATGATACGTAAGAATAAACGAGCTACTCGCCGCCCTGTTAACCGTGGTGAAATCTTGCGAAGACGCCGCTATATCCTCTGGATGGTCCAGCGCCAGCCAATGCCAAAACCAACCTCCTAGCATCTGGCCCTCATAGTGATCTGAAGGAACATCCGAGCCCGCCTGTCCTTCATGCCACACTTGGTAAGTTGCTTCTCCGCCCATCTCCTCCCAATAGCCCAAGCTCCACCGGGCCGTGCGGGTATGAGCAACCGTCAATACCTGATTGTTCATCACCACCCAAGGGTCTGAGGTCCCGTGTTTTCTGAGAGAAATCCGGAAAGAGAAAGCAAGCGGATTTATATTCCCGTTGCTATCAATATGATTTAACCCCTGTGGAAAAGTGACATCCACTTCCAAGCCATCGAAATTCGAATCCACCGTCTCATAAGTTTTGGGGGTCGGATAGATTACCGGATAACTCATGGGGAATTCGGACTTCGTCGCATTAAAAAGCCTTGTGGCATCCTGCGTCAATCTCCCATACCGGGCCTCCCATTGGACGTCAACGAGTTCCGTGACCGGCTGGTCATTGATTCTGGGGCTGTAAACCCGGCTGATCGGTCCGTACCCGATAGAGTCGAGGATGTTCAGGAATTGGACCGTCCCGGTCGAATCCAGGTCGATGAAGGCATCGGTGATATTCCCATAAACCTTAAACGTCCCGTAGATCCTCGAGACACACCCTCCAGGAGCTTGCTTGTTCTGCGGAGTCCATGAGTAACTTTGGCTCAGGTTGTTATTGGTTGGAGGCTCGGCGGCGTTCAACGGGCTTATAAGGCCGGCAACGCCGCTGAGGAGCAGCCCTGCACCGAACACTATTGCCGTAGCGCCAGTAAATACTAAAGGCCCAACAGCAGCCCAGGTCCCGGGAAACCAAAACCCAGCCACAATCAAGACGATCCCCGCCACAATCTTGAACAGATTCTTTCCACCGCCCCCACCCTCCAAATTAGGGACAAAAAGAATCTGATCCCCCTTCATCACCTTAAAGGTGGCAAATCGATCCGGCGATATAATCCCCCCATTCACCGATACCGTGACGGCAACATCTTGGGGGAAATGGTCTTGGCGGAGTTCAAACAGAGTCTGCCCTTGCCTATAAGGAGCAGTGCGAACCTCTCTTTTCCTGCGGTCGAAGGGGTTCTCGCAGATGATGAGGTTGACGTGCTCTTCTGATCTGATCAAGCTTTCCATATTACTTTATCCGGTAGTAGCCTTGTATGATGTCTCGCCACCAAGGGGAATTGAGCCGCTCCACGGTTACGCGGGATTGAGCCAGTATGTGGATGAACCTTCCATCGCCGAGGCAGACGCCGCAATGCGTTATATATTTTGGGATCACTTGAAGGAGAACCACGGCTCCCTCTTCTGGGCCATTCAGCTCTTCGGCAAGGAAAGATTTTTGCTGGGCAATTAGATCATGCCTTTCACCCATGTCGTCGGGAGTCGGAAGTTCAGGGGCATTCTTTTTCATCCGCTTCAAAATCTCAATGCACAGGCCCCAGCAATCAAAGGTTTCCGGGCCTCTTCCCCCATGAGAAAAGCCTTTTTTCAGAAGGTCCCGATAATCGGTAAACATTTCCGTTCCTATACCACCCGCAGTTTTCCGCTCTGCAGGCCCGGGTGGCCCCCGAAATTAATCAAATTGTTCCTTGCCAGGCAAGCATCGTATGACCCTGGACACGGATCTTTGTATTGACCCCCCGGGTCCGCTCCAGAAAACTTGCACTCGACGCCACGATATACGCGGGTCCAATTGCAGTTCAAAGCCGTGTAACTGTCATAAGGGAAACGCTTTGTCAGGGGGTTCGGCGGCCCGATGGTCCAATAGACCCAGCTATCATCGGAATAACAGGCCGACACTTCACCATTCAATTTCAGCCCGGTGTAATCCTCGCCCAAATGATCCGTGTTCACCGGAATTATCAATGTTGATGCCTCGATGCCCCCGGAATACTGCTCCAGGTATCCCTGCATCGCCCTGGTCTCATTCGAGATCCGCAGTTGAAGCTGAGGGATGGTGCCCTTGCTATCCTGGCTGACCACGAAATCGAGGTCGAAGGGAATCGCAAAATATTCTTGCCTGTCAAGGGAAGGAGATGGAGGAAAGAAGACATTCTCAGTATTATTGCAGATGTGCAGCATGGTCCCGTCCTGGGGAAATACAACCTTCAGGAGAAGAATCCATGGTGCGGTTTGGCCCAATAAATTCTTCGAGAAAATCAGGTTGGGAGGCAGTTTGATCACGCAGTTTATACCTGTATTCCCTTACATTTGTTCCAAGATAAACCGCTCAGTTTTATAGTAATAAGTATCTGCGGTCTCTCCAGCCACGTTTGTTATTTTGAAGGGCTTCTGAAACCGTACATTGTAAGTAGTCTTGTCAAGTTTACAGTACCATGTGAATCCCCCCGCGCCCCCGGCAACCGTAACATTCAGAAAAGTCAAGAGGGCAGTGGCATCGGCGTCTGTCATCATGGAAATTGTCACACCCCATTTTTGACGCACGCGGGTGTAACGCTGACGGGTCATTACATATCCAGATTCCATTTCTGATCTTAGAACTGAATCCTCTTGGTCGCGCTCTATTTCGTAGTCTACACCGAGAGTCAAAGTTGGAAAACTAGGTAAGCCAGTCATTTATTCACCTATCTATTTCCTATAGCCATCATGGCCTTGCGGAGATCGCCTCCGGTATTCAGATTTTCAAGCACAATAGAAACAACCCAGGCTTTTCCGTCAAAGTTCATTGTTCCCTGCTTTCCGGTGAGTGGAACCCCGCTCTGGTTCTGAAGATTTATTGTGACATTCGGCGCTCCTCCTGCCTGGCCTGATGGAATGACCCTTTCCCCGGCCTGAAGGATTGCAGGGTACTCATCCGGGGAGAGGCCTGAATGCAGCCTCGGGGCATTTCTGAATATGGAAGAAACAACATTCCTCATCGGAAAAGATGTCTCCCCAATTATTCCTCCAGAATGCGCTATCACCGCTGTGCCTACCGGAGGAGTACCAAATCCCCCACCATAAGGAGCAATTCCACCAACTCCAACTCCTCCTCCCCCAAAACCAAAGAACTGTAACAACTGCCCGAAGCCTCCCCCGGTCTGGGCTTGTGCGGCAAGCCAATCCGCAACCCATTTCTTGACCATCGCATCCACGACGCTCCCGAAGACGTTAAAAATTTCACGCCAGAATGCTCGCCAGTAGTCGCCAAACGTCTTCAGGTCGCCCATCATGGTGTCAACAAAAACGCTCTTAAAAGTTCCGCCTACTGCGCTGATTGTTCCCTG